TCATAGAGTTCCATATCGATATCCTTTAAATATTTATGGATATCACGATGCACCGTACTTTTACTTACACCAAATTCCTCTGCTGCTTTCCTAAGCGTTGCTGCATTTTCAATAATATACCGCGCTTCGTTCACGGCCCTACTCTGGATTAAATCATGTAATATCGTACTCATTAGAAATTGGCTCCCCCCTAATTTCTAAAATTTCATAAAGAAAAAAGCACTAGATATTATTTATCTGTGCTTTAAATCAGCAAGGAAATGCATTAATTTATCGAATTCCTCAGCTTTATATCTTTTAATCTCCCATCCTTGACTGAGTAAATAGTCCTGCTTTTCTCCATCTATCTCTATTTTTTTATCTGAAGTATGCCAATTGCCACCATCTATTTCAACTGCTAATTTTATATCTGGAAAGGCAAAATCGATATTGTAAATCCATACTGCATACTCAGAAATTGGACTAAATCCAAAATATTTGAAAATTGATTTTGCGGCCTTTTCCAATGTTGAATGTTTGCGGTTACGCTGATTACCAATAGCTTTCTTGATTTTCGCACTTTCCGTTGCAATAACTTTCTTAAATATTTCTCTCCGTGATTTATCTCTCTCATGTTGTAACTTTACTGCTTCGCTTGAATCCCGAATTGGTATACCAAAATGTTCCAACATTCTTTTTAATCTTCGTGCATTTTCATTCATTCCAAGTTCAACCATGATTTCCCTATACGTCCACTTCTCATCAATGTATTTTCTCCGAAGCCAAGAATACATTGGTTCACGAATTATTTCTTCAAACTCTTTAACAATTTTTTCATCTTCGGTATTAAATCTAGACTGATAATCATTTTTACATTTTCTTGAACAATATTTCTGAACATTAGATCTAGTAGTAAATTCTTTTCCACAAATAGGACATAACTTATTCAATACACCACCCTTATATTAATATATCATATTTAATCCTATTGTGCAACTACACTATTATTCTATAACTAGTGCAGTTGCACACCTACACATGGGATGTAAAGTTGGGGTTAACGATGTATAACTCCTACCCCCGATTAATGCCGTCCCAAACTCTTCCTCTAATCCAACTAATTGACCATTGAGACTTTTACACCATTGACAGAGACGATCATCACGGGTTGTGATCCATCTTCTTTTAGCCGTTACCCTACTAATCAAACCCTTATCCGCCGATTGAATCCATAGACTTTGTTGCCCTTGATTAGCTGCAGTTATCGTCTCAGTACGAGAAATGTTCTTCGACCGATAAACCAATAAACGTTTCGTATATGTTTTCAATTGCTTTTCAATTACATTCGCTGATGCCCCTTGCTTAATAAGCAATTTCCTTAAATTATCCACTGCAAGACCTTGGCGTTCAGTCAACCCAACTATCTGCCTAATATATTTTGCTGATTCATATGGGTGCATACCTTCGACGAATGCCCGGTTAATAACCGCTCTAACCGCTTTCCTTGACTCCTCCGTGATCTCCACGATCAATTTACCTGTATGATCCTTGATATAATCTAAAGATTTAGGATTCAAAGTATTAAAACTTGCTTGATGTTCTATTTTTTTCGGGAGAAATTCAATCGACTTCTTACCAGCTCTATCAAAAATCTGTTTAAATACAACTGCTAATTGATTGAGTTCAACCGAAAAATTATTCCATGGTATCAATTCGACTGCTGCATTGATATTTCCCATAGTTATGGCTTTTTCCACATTTCTTAGAACTATTTCCCCCTGCGTTCTAGCTACAGCTTTCAAAAATGCATCCACCATTTCGGGCTTTGCTTGATCCGCTATACCATGAAGCGATCTCCATTCAAGTTCATGAGGTAACTTCTCTTTGTAAAGATCAATGATTCTTGGTTCTTTGACTCTAAACATCGCAATCAGTCCTTAGCCGATACTGGTAATCCTGCTGTCTTTTTCAAGAAATCCTCAAGTTCATCATTAGGAAATAACGGCGCTCCTGCTCCTGCCAATTTCGAAATATATTCCCCTAACTCCTTCAAATCTGCCGACTCAATATCTCCATGCTCAAGAGTGGGTAATTTTTCCACATTGAAATTATTCAACGCGAATAATCTCGGAATCGCGTACCGATTAAATGTCGCTGCAATAGAATCTAACCATGTTCCCAAAGCAGTACTAAATAATTTTGTTTTATCAGAACTAAGTGCATAAGATCCGTTAGGCGTTGCCGTACCCAATAATATGAAGTCTGCCATAACCGTCATCGCAAGTCTCTGATCAAGACGAGTGATAATCTGATTAGTGTCAAAATTTCTCCGTCCGCCACTCGTTAATAATTCGAGTCTCACTAACTGGTTATTTTGCTCGTCATAAATAGCTGGAAGCACAGCACCTTCTTGTTCATCCCGCCGAATATTCGTGACGAGTTTTTTCATAGCTACATATGCAGCTTTCTCCCCTGCCGTAGCATTTACATCCGTCCACTCCACCGGAACATAAACGACTGGATAACCAGCTAATTCCCTTTCTACCCCGATAGCCTCATAAGTTTCAATTCTTTTCTTGATATACCAAGTTCTGTAAGCACACCGAAGTATAGATCTACCCTCTGGGTTATTTTTATGAATACCAGTCCTGAATAATAATGCCTTTTCGATCGGTATCGTTCGGTATTGGTAATCTGGCGGAGGAAGTTGAACCATCCCTTGAATTCCGCCACCTTCATCAAATAACCAACGCCACAAAGTTTCTTGTGCTCTGATCGGCATCTTTCTCCAACCGATTCGCCCATCCGTGAATCTACTTTTCTTAGTCGGATCTCGGCTATCTCCTAATCTCCGTTTATATACAATCTCATGATAAGAAAACCCATAAATTAAAAATGACATAATCTCGGAAATCGTATCCTCCCAAGTACTCGACATATCAAGTAAACATGATTCAAGGAATTCCTTTGCTTCTTCATCTTTCAGATCCGATCCTCCGGCCTGAACCCTCCACGGAACCTGTCTAATTAACATGTCGATAACGAACAAAATAGCGCCGATAACGCTATCATTTTCGGACATCTCTTTATAGACTCTTACCCTCGTATCAAAACTTGAAAGTTGCTTTAATTGCTCCTCATATACGTACCCTGAATATTCGATCAATCCAGTTCTTCCAAGTTCCCTAGTCGCAATTTGCGGAGTGATTATTTGTTTCGTCTTTACTTCATTTGGATCTTTGGATAATCCTGCCATTCATCTTTCGCCTCCTTCTTCCGAAGGCAGAAATTAAATGATTCTCTTAGAGTCCAAGGTGTAGATTCAGCTATTCGCTTAACGATCAAAAATTCTAGACCGTTTTGCCGACACTCTGCTTCTATGTTTTGTTCTTCCCATACTATCGATGCCATTGCTTTATAGTGTTCTGCAAGCTTACCCATTACCATCACCCCTCTCTAAATAAAATAAAATAATCTCATTAGCCTTTTCTAAAATTTATGAGGACTCTCGCGGGTAAAATCTTCGATCCCCGCTGGATTATAACTAGCAATCTTTTTAAGTCCACCCATTAATTCCGTAATTGCGATTGTTAATGCATCGATCCGATCCGGTGAATCAGGATCATTTTCTGCATCCCATTCAATCATTTGAGTTTCCAAATCTGGGTAAGTACCAACCATATGGCATTTACCTTGCTCAAATAATGCTGCAATAGGCTCGGCCCTTATCTTCTTCCCCCTACTCGCATGAATGCCTTTATAGCTCACATTCTGATCAATCGTCTTTATAACATGCTCAACCATGTCCCCACCTTGGTTAATTTCCGCAACGATCCTATCTGCCTTTAGTTTATTGTAAAGTGATACTACCGCATTGCCCCATCCATTCGGACTTTCAATACATGACTTATCATCAAGAATATAAAAGTGACCATCATTTCCCTTACCGACCGCAATAATTCCAGTCTCATCCGAATTCTTATTAGCCGTGATCGCCGGGTCAACCCCGACCACAACCCTAACCAAAGTCGGATGTTTATTTACCCGAGTATCTTCGATATTTTTGCTCTTCCATAATGCTTTCGGATTATCATCAAGAATTTCCGCATAAATCTCTTGTCTACCTAATCTAGTATTTTCCAGTCTATCGATTATGGCATCAAAAAAAACAGGGGATAAATTCTCCCTGTTCTCAAAAGTAGATCCTCTTGTTATATGAACATTATTTGCTATCACCAATTCCTTAATAGTCTTTGTCGGTCTTGGCGTTGTCGTTATCATACACCGCGGATTCTTTCCTACCCTCAAGCAAAAAGAAATCATATTCATAATCTCTCTTTGCTTAGGTGCAGCACATAATTCATCAACCCACGCTGTGTCTATATTTGGCCCACGTAGTTGATCTGGTTCGTCCCCTGAATATGTTATCGCCATCGCTCCGGTATGGAACGTTATCCTTCTTTTCGATGGCTCATATAATGGCCTTTGATGGGCAGGAAACACGTTTAATATTCCACTTATTCCCTCAACCATTATGTCCCTTACATCCGCTGCTCTTGGTGCAACCAAAGCAATCTGCCTCGCTTCACCACTATCTACTCTCTTTCTTATCCATTCGCTTCCCGTCCTAGTCTTACCTAACCCCAGCCACGACCCGCAAGGATCAACCAATAAAACCAATTTCCCAACGGTTCGAGCTGACTTTTTCTACCCCACACCTCCCAACTATATATCAAATAATTTATTTCATCTATTTCGAGTTCATTTATGAATTTACATAGCCCTTCTTTACCTAAAGCAAGCAAATTCTTTTTAGATAATTTTGATCTCAACATTCATTTTCCACCTATTGCCTCTATAAATAATGTGTGCGCACCTTCGCCCAACATATTACGCTGCAGTCCCCCTAGCATCACTCAAGAAATCCGTGCGGAACACACCGAGATTCCTTTAGAACCGCCCCCATTAGTTCACTTAAATCAAACACCTAACAACTTCAAACCCCTCTGCCGATCCCATCCCCACGCTAGAACCCATAAAACAGGCCATTACTTGAATGAGTTCTGCCGATCTTGGATGAGGGAATTCTCTTACCTCTGTATCATAACATTTTAATGCTCTAATTTTTAGTTCCGTGAATGTCGCAATATCAAAAAATACATTCGGTGAAAAACTTCCAAAAGATGAAAATGCCCATTCCGTACTGGACGGAATAGGAAACGTATATATAGCTGATACTCTATGCTTATCCTTCATCGGTCTTGTCGCCGTCAATACTGCCCTGTGGGTTATTACATGATCAATATTCAAATCTTTCTGGGAATGTGTGAATATGCAATCCGGTTGTAACTCATCGATAAGCTCTTCTATTAAGCGAACAATATTTATGAATGGTACTGTATCAAATTGATTATCTGGAAAATCTGCAAACCTTAAATGTTTTTTAACATCTGATTTCGATACACCCATTAACACCGATATTGCAGCCCTAGATCTATCTTTTATCTTTTCCTTTTCGATATCATCCATAATTTCATTAGGTCTTCTCGCCATCATCCCATAACTCAAATATGCGATATACACATCTTGATTATCAATCCTGACCGATCTCGCTATCACTCCGCCACAACCTAAAATTTCGTCATCTGGATGAGCTGAAATTATAAGAATATCCGCCATGTTATTCCCTCCCATACTCTCCCATCAGAAATCTTGCTATCCTTAGATCATTCTGAGTATTAATATCCATTGCTCTTTCTTCACTCACATAATACGGCATCATACTCGGCATATAAAAATCCTCATATTGCATGAACTTTTTAGTTCTCACAAATATAACAGACCCATCATGGATATATCCCTGCTCTAATTCCGTATGCTGGGTATCAATATCCTCTGGGAACATAGGTTCAACTAACCCCGTTGTTTTATTTATTCGAAGTGAATGCCTTGGCGGATATCTCAAATTACTCACACTCATTACACCATTTATGTCTTGGTGCTTATCCAACAATGCTGATGCCGTCCTTAAATCATTAGCATTTCTTAACGGTGAAGTCGGAATAACAAGCGCCATATTTTCAAACGCATTTCCTTCTGCATAATATATTTCTAGTAGATATTTCACCAACGTCCTCAATTTACAGAAATCACCACTTAAACTAGGTGGTCTTAAATGTAAAACTACTTTATATTTTGAAGCAATTTCCAGATAACTTCGATCATCACTAGTGACCACAATCTCCGAGAAAACCCCACTATCAATCGATGTCTGGATCGCATACTCTAATAATGTTTTTCCATTAATGGTCTGGATATTTTTATTTACCAGACGTTTCGATCCACACCTTGCTGGAATAATCGCCAACGCTCCCATAAGTTTCTCCTCCATCACTCATATTAACATTGCCACTAAATTCCATACTGCCTCTGTATTTCCCACATTTGGTTTTATATTTTGATTTATTTTATGTTCGAGTACTTCTATCTCAAATCCCGACTCACCGAAAACTGTAGATATATGCGCCTCCGTACTAAAATGAACCTTTC